TTTCCAGGAGCTTCCACACCCACGTCTGACAAAAGTCATTTGGCTGACTCCCGTCAAGGTATGTCGCCATGTTATCGACTCTAGAACTACGCCACCTCGTAGAGCAAAGCTTCCTCCCGACTCGCTGTGACTGTACGGTCGATCCACCTGCAGCGCTGACCGTTCGTTTTTATCACGGCACCTCGAATCAAGAAATCCTCACGGTCACCGGGATCCCGATTACCCCGCTCAACAACGGGTTTGCCATCGAGACCCTTATCGCGGATCTGCGAAACGACCTCGAACGTGTCAGCGCTACTGCTCCTTGCTACTCGGCAAATCATACTGTCAAAAGGTAGCAGCGAAAAACGAAGGAAATAAAAAGCCGGCATCAGGGTCGGGCTGAGAAAGCTAATACCCTATCTCCCGTCGTTCACGCCTTCCACTGCCCGGGCATAACGTGTAGTCGCCTCAGTTACCAGACGCTTTCGCTCGTCGCGATCGATAAATCCTTGTTTTAGGTACACCTCTGCCAGTCGGAGCAATTCTTCATATTGCTCTTGCGCAGTCATTCGGATATCAGACCCATCCAGCAACTGATGCCAAGTTACAAGCGCTTGTGATTTCCGGTCTTCGTACATGGCAACACCTCTAAAGGGCTGTATGCGGTAGAGACCTCCGCTAGCGCGACGTTCAGCGGGGACGACATACGGCAAGTAACGATATGAACCAATTTTCATCCCGCCCGTCCTGTTACGCTTTTAAATTACTAGAATGGAGTCGGGTGATAATTACGACTTTTCGCATTAGCTGTTGAGGTTGCGGAGTGTGAGAGGACAATTGATGGGGGGCCGCCTTCACCCTACACACTCGCCCCCTAGCCCCCCATGCACGCAGTACCCCTGTAAGACCTTGTGAAATGGCCGTTTTTACTGGCGCTCGCTGCAATCGAATGCCCACAAGTGCTTACACGTGCGTGAGAGAGTCACGCAAAAGTCACGCACCCTCCCACGGCGTCCTGCCGACCGAACACAATCCACCCATCGCAGTAGTGAATGACTGACACATCGCTGATATTCTCTCCGCCACGTTCGCCAGACATTAAGGGATGGAGGCGAAAATAGAAGCCCCGAAGCCGCGAACCTTCGGGGCTTTGCTTTATCGGTTACTCAGCTATCGCGTAAATGATCAATGCTACAGCGAATACCCAGAAAACATTCAATAACACTGACCACCATATAAACCCCTGATCCATTGCCTTTCCTTGTGCAGGGCTTTAGTGCCTTGGCGGGAGTTTAACGCGTTACCTCTCTCACATACGCTTGGCACGCCGCCAGCGCGATCAGTCCTTGGTCGCCGTCTCCTCTGATGGCGACAATTCGTTGAGCATGCGCGGGGTCAAGTCAGGTGCGCGTTCCTCCATAAACCACGCCGCCGGCGCCGGTACCGGCTGACACTGAGCAACCACTGGCTGAATCCGTGGCGTCGAGTAGGACTGACAGCCGTAGATCAGCAGTGGCAAGGCGATCACGCAGGCGAGCCTGATTGGTTTGAGCATCGCTCAGTTCCTTGTAGTGGGTTTGGTCGCTGGCTGATAGACGCTGCTCCAGCGCTAGGCGCTTGGCCTGATCGGCGCGGATCTGGGCGGCGGCAGCATTGCTGATGCCGGCCAGATCGGACTGGTGCAGTCGGGCCTGCTCGGCAAGCTGCTTGCCGTAACGCCAGTCCTGCACTTTCCATGCGGAAAAACAAGCAATCGCCATCAGGAGCGCCACAAACGCCACCGTGCCGCCGATCCGCCACGACAGCGGAATCACGCCAGCACCGCCAACGCCTTTGCCCACAACTTCAGCCGCTCCGCCTGGCCATTGAGCCCTCCGTTGATCCGACGGGTGATGGTTTCGAACTTGTCGGCATCGGCCAGGGTGTTCAGCCCCTTGGTCGCCCAGAACCATGCAGCCGACAAACAGGCGTACTGCGGCTGCTCCAGCAGTTCCGGTTGGCTGATCAAGTCCAGAGCGAGTGCTTCGCCGCACGTCGCGTAGTTGGCTCGACCGGTGATCTGGATCAGACCCCGCCCGCGATACTTGAAGCCGTCACCGGAAACAGTATTGCCAAGGTCTGCCCGACCCTCGTACTTGGCCTGGGCAGTGGTTGGCCCCCAAATCTCGCGAACATAGACCAACTGTCCTGACTCATGACCGATCTGGGCGATGAACGCGGCCACGCGCCTGACCGCGACAATCTGAAACCGCTGCATCGCCGTGTTGAGGACAGGTGCAAAAACGCCGGCTTTGGCGCCGGCGTTCGGGAGGATCTGCAGCAACTGCTGCGCGGTGATGGGCATGCTTTTCTCCAGGCAATAAAAAACCCGCTCAAGGCGGGGGATCTCGGACAATGCTCATTTGCTAAAATTGAATTAGACGTGCACTCAGGCACTGGACCCGATCTCTGCTAATGCGCGCCCTTCTTGGCAGGAGCAGATCATGAAAAGTGCAACATTTACGGGCATCTTGATAGCGCTGATCCTTTTAGGGTGCGTCGTAGCCGTCCCCCAAAAATCCGAAGGACAGAAAGATAGCAACTCTATTTCTTGTACCGTACCTCCGGTGAATCAACCGGGTTGCTTAAGGCGTTTTCCATGACCTTTGAAGTGATGCGATCTAAAGTCCATTGTTGGAAGCCAGTCAGTCCAACTGAGTGGTAAAGAACACTTTTCTCCAGGCAAAAATAAACCCGCACTTGGCGGGCATCAGAGTTGCTGTCTCGGTTACGGGGAGGTCGGCCACGTCAGCACTGGCATGCTGCACTCAGGGAAGCCATCAGCTGTGGGTAGATCGCGAAGCGCTTGGCGGTAAGCCAGCACGGCACTCAGATTGGTTGGTGTAAGTGATGGAGTGACGCCCATCAGCAGTTCGTCGTTATGCCGCGTCATCATCCAATCAGACATGTACAGAAGCTGGGTGCGCTGCATCCTGGCAAGCTCGGACGGCGTATATGCAGGCGGTTGTTCCGGCTCGGGTTCCGGCTCGGGCGCTGGTCGCTCGCTCAACAGCCATTCTTGTGCGGCTTCGTCAAACTTGCAGATCGCGACAGCCGCGTCGAACGCTGGCGGTTCGATGGCAGTAGCGTTGCCCGGAATAAGGTACACGCCAGGCTCTAGTGGCGACTCGTAAGCGTCCGCGTAACCGGCGAATTCAAACGTATCGGGGTAATAACTGAAAACAATCATGTGTCGCTCCTTAGTATTTAATGCACGCCAAAAGTGCAGTGCTCTTCACTCGAGTCTCTGAACCACTACCCGAAGAGCCTGTGTTACCTGCAGACCAGTTCGCAAGTGTGGTACTGCCGCCACTGGCTGCCGTTGTGAAGAATGACCCAGCGCCGGGAAGCGAGTGGTTGTGCGACGGGTATGCATCGGCCTGATAGCTACCAAACACCCGCCCGGTATCAACGTTCGCGCCATTATCCCAACCGCGTGCCACCCTGGCGCGCATTTCTGGAACGTTGAACGTGGTCGAGCCATCACCCACACCAAATGGGCAGATAACAACGGTTGTTGTAGCGGTGGCCGTGGCGTTTGCAGACAGTGTGATGGTGCTGCCACCAACGGCAGTGATAGTTGCGGCTACGGGAATACCGGGTCCGCTAATCGGCATGCCGACCCACATGGCTTGCGGGCTGGCCACGCTTGAAATGCTGTTACTGCCCGATGTAACCGTGCCGGTTGGCTGCGCTGTGATGGCGTTGAACAGGGTTGCGAACGTCACCCGCGACACTGCTGCGCCGTTGGCCGCCAAGAAGCCAGCTGGTGGAGACATTATTGCAAACCAGTCGACCTTTCCAGGCTGACTAAGCAACGTCGTCGCTTGTCCCAGCGTCAGCGCGTGCTGGCTTTGCGTGGCGTTGGCCACTTGCTCTGCAGCCCCGGTGCAGAACAGCAAGATGTAAGAGCCTCCGCCAACGGAGCTATTCCACTGAGCCCATGCCTCGCCGTTAGCAACAATTTCGCCACCCTGGAGAGCGGAGTGAGCGCCCCCGACGAGCGCTACGACACCAAGGCCATCATTGATTGTGCAGGCCCCAGTATTAGCGGTGACCGCTTTGAAACGGATGGGAACGCTATCGCTACGGGCAGTGATGGCAGGCGTAAAGTTGCACACATAAGCATTGGCCGCTCCGGAATCGACGGCAAAACTGCTCGCACTGACGGCATCCCGCAGTGTGGAGTCCAGCGGTCCCATATCCAGCCAGGCAGTATTCGCGCTGTTACGCTTTTTCAAGCGATTCGTGCCAGTGTCAGCCCAGACCTGACAGGGGAGTGTCGTACCTGGCGCTCCCGCTCCGCTGCTTTGCGAGGCGAGCGCCTGTAGAGCGGCATTCATATCGGTTCGGAACGTTAGGCCAGGCCCATTGGCAACGTCCATATCATGCTGCGACATAGGTCAGTATCCCTTTGAGATGTAGTCGATAGAGCGGCCCGACTGGGCGACTCCGCCGGAATTGCGGATGAAGACGGTGAAGCCGGTAGCCGTCTTTACCGAGACGTCCAGGTAGTCGCCAGGGGAAAGCCCTTGCGCGGTAAGGCTGACAGCAGGGGTTGCGTTGAACGGCGGCGAATAGCTGATAACCAAACCGCCCGCGGGAACTGGAAGGTCATTTCCACTATCAATGCGATCGGGCATGTCGATCACCACCTCAAGCTTGGAAACGTCGATCCAGTGCGAAGTCAGCTGGACAGATCCGCGCAACTGGAAGTCGAACAGGCGCGCGCGATAGTCGCCGACGACAAACGGCTTCCACGCCGACCACGCTTCTGGGTAAACGTCCGATGTGCGCACCCAGAGCGACAGCGAGGCGCCGCTAGGCGGATCACCATCAATGCCGAGCAGTACATCGAAGTCCACCACTGAGTCGATGTAGGTACCGTCGTCATACAGCGCGGCCTCTACATCAGCGGTCAGTCGGCAGTCATAGACGTAGCCGAGGTCCGCCGGCGCAGCGAAGCTGTACGTCGCCGACAGCAACGAGCCGCCGTACTTATCAATCTCGCCGAGCAGCGCATCGATATCCGTCACATCATCCACGAGCCCAGCACCCGACAGCTTCAGTACCCCCTCTGCAGCGGCTGCATTGACCGCCTCCCCGGTGAAGGCAGGCGACTCGGTAACCGTCAGCACCACGTTGGACGGCAGAGTTGCCTGCGCATCCGACCAGACCTCGGTGATAGGCCCGCCGACTCCAGAGGAGTCGACCGCACGCGCCAGGTACTTGCCCGGCAGCAACGCCACCACGGACGATGTTGAGCGCCCCGCTACCTCGATCAGCGGCAAAGCGGCGTCCCAAGTGGCCGCGGTATTGCGCGCATGACGAATGGCGATACTGCCGCCAAGCTTCACGTCCAGCTCTGGAACGGGGTCCCACGCCAGCGTTGCTACGCTGTTGATGACGTCCAGCCTCAGGCCGACTAGCGCCGTCGGTGGCGCCAGCAACGCCTGAGCGGTATAGGTCTGGATCGATGCCTCGCCGGAGAGTCCGAGCACGGACTTTGGCGTAACACGAACGGACCACAGGCCCGAGGATGCAGAATCGAAGTCGATGCTGGGCGTCGACACTTCACCGACATACTCCCAGTTCCCTCCCGGCTTCATTACCTCGATCTGATAGCGCATCGCCCGCGCCGACTGGGTCCAGCTGACCGACAGTCGCGCGGCGGCAAGTCCAGTACCGGTGTCGTACAGCGACTCAAGGAACGTCAGCTGCCCGACTGCATCTGGCTTAGCCAGGTTGACGATGCTGGTCGGGTTGTCGACGTCCGGTGTGCCGTACTCGACTTGGTTGAACTTGTCCGGGTCATACGCCACGGCGTTGATCGCGTAGGTGCCGTCGTCACCTTCGCTGATACCGATAACGCGAAACTTCTGCGTATCCAGTGCCGGAGTCGAAAAAACCCACGGCGCAGTAGCCAGCGGTGCTGTCGCAAGCGGCGGGGACACAGTGATTGATGTCGCGCCGGTGCCTACAGTCACAGCTGCGCTCGCATAACTACCATCAGGCATGACCACGCCAACAACGCCCGCACCCGCAAAGCCGATTGGAGCATCCAGCAACAGGGTTGAAGCCGTGCTCCCCGCCAGCAGTCGCCCGCCATTACGTGCGCCGGCCCGATTGGCATCAGCGATGTCGATGATATCGCCAGGGACTGGAAGAGCACCGGCAGCGCCGACAGCAAAGGTTACCGCCTCGCTTTCGGCGTATAGCAGCCAGCGGCCCAGGCGCCGAGCCTGCCCGCGCGACGTGCAGCCTACAGCCACAACATCGCTCTGCTGGATCCGATTCCACTTGGCAATCAATTCTGGGCGCTCGACGATCTCGACCGATTGTTTGTATTGCTGAAGCGGATCATTCCAAGTAACAGCTGCAACGTTGTAGCGCTGATCCGAGGCGACAGACTGGTAGCTGAATTCACCCCCGACCACATCCGAATTGGTGAACGGAAGTCGGCTGGATCGCGGAGCATCCTGTACAGCAGTCAGGGTGCCGCCAGCCCAGAAGCAAATCGCCCTGAACACCGACACCATGTCATTTACGAGCTTCCAGGCGTCCTGTTGCGTGGTCAGCGCCAGGTTGCAAGTGAACCGCGGCTCCATGCCGCCGTAGCCGTTCGGGACCATCACGTCGCAATACTGCGCAATGCTGTACAGCGCGTACTTTTCAATCAGCGTTGAGTCGAGCAGGCCACCCAATCCATAACGCGTATTGGTCAGCATGTCGTACCAGATCCAGGCTGGATTATCCGTCCAGGCGCGGACAAATGAACCGCTCCAAGATCCGGTGTAGGCGCGAGTGACTGGGTTGTAGTTGCTCGGGATCCTGACCTTCAATCCCTTGACCAAGAAGGCCATGCGCGGAATGCTGGCGAACTGCTGCGCATCAATGCTGACACCGCACAGCGCAGTATTTGGATAGCGCAGCTTTTCATCCCATATGAGCGTAAACGAATCGAAAAACGTTCGGTTCTGGATCGCAGAGCTGGTCGAATCGCCCCCCATTCGGGTTGCCCGGATATAACGCGGCAGGCCGCCAGATACCGGCAAACGCAGATAGTACGAAAACTGCGTGCGGCTCATGGTTTTGCCATTGATCAAAATGTCTTCGCACAGCTGATACCACGCGCCGCTGCCAAGCTTGGCCTCCAGGCGAAAAATCGCCGAAGAGCCACCTGTGTCGCCGTTTTGCGTATTCTGCGAGGACAGCTGCGGAACGCCGATAGTCACGCGGACTGCATCTGCATCGGTGTCGGTGATGGCGCGCTCGATGGGAACCCATCCTCTCAGTTCGACGCCAACCGACTGCTCGGCCTCAAGTCCGGTGATCGGCATATAGCTCTGCCACTGGGTGCCGGTGCGCGTATCGATGCTGACGCTGGAAAAGTTGTAGCTGCCGTCGGGGTTCTGTAGCGGCACATCGTCGAAGAAGATGCCCTGATCCCCACCGACGATGCCTTCTATCTCGCCCTCGCAGATTGCATGCAGTACCCGCACATGCTGACGCGAACGTAGGCTGTCCGGCGCTTCTACGGCGGCGCGTGCTGAACCGCTACCACTTCCGCCACCCTTACCACCACCGCCTTTGCGGCCAACAATGACTTCGCTCATGCGGGGATCGCCTCTGCCCAGGTGCCAATTGCAACAACGCTGGAGCCGACCAGCATCTTCCCGTAGATAACCGGCACCGGAAGGCCTTGCTGCGTCGAGTTGAAAGCGCCGTTGAACAGGTAGCTTGGCTTGTTCTCGGTGCTGGCTTGTTCTTGCTGGCTGGCGGCCTTGGGCACCGGGGTGAGCATCTGGATGATGCCACCTGCCATCATGGCTATACCCGTCGAAATTAACGCCGCACCAACTGGGGAGCCGGCCCCTTGGCTCATTACTGTCAGGACGACCCCCACCACAATAAGCACGGCGCCAAGCACCGTCTGAAACAAGCCGCCGTTCTTGCTGCCTGTCAGTACCGGAACGATCCGAATCTCAGTCGTCCCGCTAAGGCGTAATTCCTGCTCTCCGACATTTTCCCTGTTGCGGAAAATGGCGAAGCGCAGACCACGGCGAGCCGACTCTCGAATGAAGTCCTCAAAGCCTGGGATCGTATGCTTAAGGGCGCTGAATGCCTCTGCAGCCGTACCGGTTTCGAGCAGGCGAAAACGCTCACGGCCGAAGGTCTGGGCCAGGCTGCCAGAGAACAAAATCCTGGTCATTCCCTTGTTATTGGCAGCGCTCATACTTTTCTCCGGGCAATAAAAAACCGCCCTTAGGCGGTTTTGATGTTGTGGTGACCTATATGCAGGTCTTGGCGGCGTCCTTCCACCCGCTGGTCCCTGCCCAGTCCATGGGAAGGAATACGCGAACTGTAGATCCGGCGCCGCTTTGGTCAATGACGGCCAGCGCCACCGTCCCCGTGTACATGGCCGAGGCAGCAATCTTGTAACCAGTTTCAGTCTCTATGGAGCTTGTCGATGCGTTGTATTCCTGCCACTTCGGCGCCAAGCATCGAGCCAGAGCCTGCGGCGCTTTCTGAGATGATCCTGAATAGACAGGCTCGTCCTCTTGGAGCCCAGCAGTGGTACAGCCGACAAGCGACATCATGAATAGTGCAGCAACGACCATGCGCATAGTGAGCCTCCAAGTATTTTGGCGACTCTAACAGGGAAGATGCGCACAAATACAGGGCCTACCCGTTGTAGGTGAGGAAGTGCGTTGTGCGCTCTCGGTACGCGGCGCCGTACACCTCGCGACAGCTGAGACGCCCATATAGATGGTGCAGAAGCACGTCGCCATCCAGCCAGATCGCGCCATGGCACGGTGTCGGGCTGCCGATCGCCATCAAGATGACGTCGCCATTACTTGGCGTGTCGACCTCAACGAACCCGGTCTTGGTGAAGTTCTCGACGTACAGGTTCTCACCGCTGTGCCACCAGTCATCCTTACGGTGGAAATCCATCAGCGTGATCCCGAGCTCTTGGCGGTAGTAGTCGCGGATAAGGGTGTAACAGTCGATTGCTCCGTGGACAAAGACCCTGCCCTCCAGCGGCATTTCACCAGCGGCCGGCATCTCATGCCAAGTTGAGACGCCACCCTTCAACCCGACAATCCACCACGCCATGCGGCTGACCGCGTGGCTGGCAATATCGTGCAGGCTGGGCTCTGGGCCGGCGTCAGGGTGCGAGTGGACAATGACGATGATGGCGCCCAAGTCTTCAGCGGCAGCATAGTCTTCAGGGTGCAGGATGAAATGATCCAGCTCTTCCGACTGGTTGCGGCATGGAACATACCGAGGCTTGCCGCGGGAATTGATGACAAGGCCCACAGCTTCGCGCGGATACTCGGCCAGCGCATGCGCCTCGGCGTCAGCGCGGCATTTGTTGAATGCTTCACTCATGATCAAAGCCTCGGCACGCGAGCGATACCCGGAAAGCCACCAAACGGCAACTCGCCATTAGCGCCGAAGCGCATCTTGCAGCCAGTCATGGTGCGACTGCACTGATCTAATGCGAGATTGCTGGTCGGGCGGTTGGCATAGTCCGCCACCGGCCCGCCGGCGTAACCGCATTCGCCCGAGCGATAGGCCCAGAGGCAGGTGCCTGCCACCACCTGACGACGTGGGAGCTTGACACCCTGCAGGTCGAGCGGTGAGCCAAGCTCGAACTCGATCGCGGCCGGCGTCTCGTTAACCTTGCGCGTGATGATCCAGGTTTCGACCGGATACTCTTCGGCCGGGTTTGCCGTAGGGTTGCCGGCGGAAAAGTTAACCGCATCAAGGTACTTGACCAGCGTGCGGCGGCGTTTCAGCTTGACCGCGAGCAGGTCTTCATACGCCCGGCACAACGCTGAAATGTTCCCGCCGAAATTGCCGACCTGAAGCTTTGGTCTGGCCGGTGATCCCTGGCTGGGCGTGGCGAACTCGGCAGCATTGATTGGCCAAGGGGTGTATGTGTTGCCCTGCCATACGACGGAGCCCGACAGTTCGTTGGTTCCGGCGTGAAAGCGGATCGTTTGGCCGGGCAGCACCAACTCAAAGCCTTCCCATATCGTCAGGCCCTTCGCGAGCGAGAGCTGACCTTGAAGTTCACTCATTCGAACACCTCATCAAAAGTCATGGACAGGCCGTCAACACCCTTGGCGATGTTGGTGCGGACCCACTCACGGCAGACATACTTCCCTGTCGATTGGCCGGAGTGCGTGTAGTCGAAGGATTCAATTGCGCCTCGGGCCTTGAGAAAGGCATCGATGGCTTCGATCTCCGCCTTGGGCCGCTTGAAGCTCAGAGCGAGCTTGCGCGGCTGTCGGTTGATACCGGTTCCCTGCCGCTGCTCGTACCCATCGCCGAACTTGATGACCTTGACCGTCGGGGTGATCGTCTTGGTGGCGTCGTAGGTCGGAACCCATGTGAATGTCGGCATGACGCCTCCTTAAGCGAGTTGCCCGCCGTTACGGCGCTGCCGCGCGATTTCCTGCTGTGCGACAACCTTCATCGCCTCAGCCAATTTCGCCGGATCTGGGATTGTGCTCGCGCCGTTATCAGCTGCGTCGAAGTAGAAGGTCATGGTGATCGGTGTTGCGCTGCTTCCGCCGCGGATACCAAGGCGCCCTTGCGAGTCACGAGCCAGCGGAACAATTGCCTCTTCGCCAGCCTCGCCCATCACACCGGTTTTACCATTGGCCATACCGAATGCCGTTGGCTTGCTGACGATACTGTTGGTGAAGGCGCCGCCATTGGCGAACATCTGCACGCCGCTGGACCAGGCGCCGCCTTTGGCTTGGGCGCCCACCCAATTTGAGTAGTCCGATCCTGTGTAGCCCGCCTGCGTGGAGCCGGCAGACGTCGTACCGCCGCCGAAGTAGGAGCTCGCAGCAGTAGCCGCCAGACCAAACAAACCGCTCAGCGCCGACGAACTGGCCTGACGAGTAGCGATGCGTGCCATGTCAGCGAGAATCGATTTAGCAAAGTCTGCGAACGACAGCTTCCCGGTCATGGCGAAATTGACGATCGCATCTTCCATCGAGCTGAAGGCATTGGTGAACAGGCTTTTCGCCTGCCCGGCCACGTTATTCGCGCTGTCCAGGTAGTTCGCGAAGGCCGATGTAGCACCGGATTGCCAGTCGGACTGGGCTACAGACATCTTGTCGTAGTTGCCGACCACGGTTGCCCGATAACGGTCCTCAGCGGTTTCGAGGTTCGCCAGATCCTTCTGATAGTCATCCATGCTGTACTTGTCTGGAGCCGTCCGGCGACGATCCAGCAGCTTGGCGCGCTCCTCATTAAACTTGTCTGTCGCCCCGTCGAGGCTGTTTTGAAGACCTTGCTGACGATCTCCCAGGCCGAGACCATTTGCTGCTCGCGTGCCAGATGCTTCAAGCGCGGCGCGTTGGCGTTCGAGCTGAGCGACATACGCTTCCGAGGCCGCAGTTTGCTTCTTGACCCGACCTTCTTCGTTTTTCTGCAGAACATTCAGCTCGGTGTCAGCATCCCGCTGAGCCTTGACCATGGCGCTGCGGGCATCGGCGATCTTCTGATCGATCTGGATGACCTGCGCCGCGGTCGTGCCCTTTTTGGCCTTGGCCGCTTCGAGCGCGTCGATTTCTGACTGATAGCTCTGAGCGACTTCGGAAGCCTCCTGCTGCAGCAGACTGACGCGTTGCTCGGTGTAGCTGGCCTGAGAGATAACCCCAGCCCGCTGAGAGGCTTCGAGCTCCTTATCCGCGTTTTTGTAGTAGGCCAGGGTTTCGGCCAATACATTCTTCGCGTTGTTGAAGCTGGTCAGGTCGACGCTGCCGGCGGCAGCCTTCGGATCCTTGAATTTGTCGTTGAGGTTCGCCATGTTCTTGGCGACCGCGGCAGGATCGAGTCGGGAGTCGTTCGGGTTGACCTTCCGAATATCATCCAGGCTTTTCTTGTAGTCCTTGATCGCCTCGGCGCGCTTCTGTTCATTGGTCAGCGACGACTTGGTGAGAGCATCAACTTTCGACATCGCGGAAACAGCGTCTTGCTGAGCCTTAGCCGTGTCGGCGTCATACTTCGCAATGTCAGCGCTTGCGTCCCGCTTGTCCTTCAGGAAGCTCAGTTCATCCGTGATCGCCGTGATGCGGTCTTTCGCATCGCTATCCTCATAACCGGTACCGACTGTCGATTGCAGATAAGCCAGTTTTTGAGTGAGCTCAGCGACCCGCAACTGCTCATCTTGTTCACGCCCGACGTTCTTCAGCGCATCAAGAGTCTTCGCAGTTTCGCCACGGATAGCCGCCCAGGCTTTTTCAACAACCCCAAGGTTCTGCGTGATCTCCCCTGCTCGGCCTTTTACGGTCTCGGCATAGGTATCAGTGAGCAGCTTGGTCGCGCCGATCTCATCGCCCTGCTCTTTCAGAGCAACAATCTGCGAATAAACCGACGCGGTCAAAAAGTGATATTGCTCGTTGAGTGACTTGGCAGCAGCCACCGGATCTTCAGCAATTTTCACGAACTCGGCGATGGTTGCATCGACTGACTTGCCGGTGGCTTTCTCCATTGCCAGGGCAGCTTCGGAGATCTCGACGAAACTGCCACTGGCCAGCTTTCCATTGCCGGCCAAAGTCGCCAGCACTTCTGCGGCCGCGCCAGTTGTGCCTACCGTAGCACTGACCTGACGGGCCATCTCGGAAAGCTGCCCGGCACTGGTCCCGGCGAAGTTGCCGGTGAGCGTCAACGCCTTGTTGTACTCGCTCGCCTCTTTGGTTCCCTGGTAATAAGCGTTTGTGAGGACGGCGATACCGGCAGCGGCCAAGGCAAGCGGAGCGGCAATGGCGGCGAATCCAATCGCGGCGCTACCGGCACCTGCGCCCAACTGAGCGACGGCACGAACACCGCTACCCCAGTCACCAGACGAAAGCGCATTACCGAGTTGAACAACGTTTTCCTGCGCCTGACGGGTACCCAGCTTCAGCCGGTCGAAACCGGTGGCAGTTTTCTCCAGAGCCGCATAGTTGCCGTCGATCTTGCTAAGAGCAGAATTGTACTGGTCTTGGCTGATGCGGCCCGCGTCCAGGTGTTTGCCCAGTTGCTCGACCTGCGTATCCAGCTTCGCTATCGAAGCGCGGGCCGGATCGATTGCGCCGAGCAGGCTGTTCAGCGCCTTCTGTTCATCCAGCGTCGACTTTGCCAAAGCCACTTGCTGCTTATCGAGCTGCGCGGTGACTTTGGAGAATTCCGCTTCGCCATAAGCACCGGTCTTGGCGAGTTTCGCCAGACTCTCGCGCTGCTTGGCTAGCTCCTGCGTGGTGGTCGCGCCTTTCGACAGCGACTTCTCCAGCGCTTCCATCTCTTTCATCAGGCCGACGGCGGACTGCTCGGCGCGATCGCCAGCCTTGGTCAGCTTGTCGAGATCGGTCGCAGCCTGGGCAGCATCAGCCGAGTCGACCTTAATGCCGAGTTCTGCAATGTTCATCGACTCACCTTGAATAAGTGCCCGTCTTCACGGGCTGTTGTCGCGGGCTTCGGCCATGACTGCGATGGCTTCCGATTCCATTACGCGGATGTCCTGAAACACGCCGGGGCGATCCTTCGCCGGTACGCCGACGAGCCGCATCACATTTGGAAGGACGCCATAATCGAGACCGGTTGCGCCGCATGCGCCTGTACGCCACTGAGTCCACATCGAGTCCATGACGAGAAATGACTTCCAGTTGTCAGGCCAGACCTCGAAGGAGTCATCGACGTCCGACGGAGAAAGGCCAAACACTGAAAGAACGCCGGCCTCAGCGGTCGGCTCGTACAGTGCGCGCGCGGCATCGGTTAGTTTCCCAGGCGGGCCTTCCCAAACGCTTCGCTGTAGGCCTTAACCACCTCATCTGATACGCCGATGCAGCTCTTCACCAGCGCAGTGATTGACTCGTCGCAAAGCTCGTCGTCAAAGCCCCACGACACGACCAAGTCCTTGATTTGATCAGCGCCCTGCTCGACTTCGGCCGCGGTTACTTCGGAAAGGGAGGGCTGTGTACCCTTGAAGCGCTCGCCGATGGCCTCCGCCTTTTCCTTCCATGAGTCGAACAGCTCAGCCAGCGCCGTACGGTCGCGGTACTTGAACGTGAACGGCACCATTGCCGGCGTGCCGCCAACCTGCGGAATGGAAACATCAACGGTGAACGTCGGTTTCGGCGCGATGGAAAACTTTGCCATGAGGATTCCTTACGACAGGTAGCGGGTAGGTGCTGCTTGCAGCGCCAAGGAGACGGTGCGAGTCAGCAGGTTGTTGCGGGAGACCGCCGGCTGCAGAGAGAACGATGTGTAGGCGCCGTAATACAACTTGTCGGTACCTGGCAGATTCAGGCGAGCGGCTTGCATTGACTTCGCGGAATCGGCGGCCGTAACGACGGCTACATAGGGCAGAGACGGGTCATCGGCGACAGTCAGCACCATGCTGGCGGCGGATTTGTCGGTCGGGAGCTGGCGGCCTTGCTGGTCTTCAAGGAAGACGATGTCGGCGTAGTTCTGCTCGCCGCCGGAGAAGGCAACATCGGTGATCTGAGGGATTTGAGCCCAAGTCAGTACCTTCGTCAGCGTGCCCGCGCCGGAGCCGGCAGGGAAGATCTGAGTGCTGGTGGTGTCGATCGCTTCCAGGGTGGTCGCGGTCGCTGTCGCTGTCTTGACGCGGACCACTTTGCCGTTGAGGGGCGTCCAACCAGAAGCGATTTGCACGATGTCCCCGGTAACCAGGGTGGCGCCTACGGTGGTGCAAATAGCTTCGGAGGCGTTGGAGATGGCGGTGAACGAGAGCGGAGCGGCGTAGGTAGCGGCATGCTCGAACGTCGCACCATTCGGGAGTTTGTAGCCCATGGGGGTTTCCTCTTTGCAGAAATGACAAAACCCGCTCAATGGCGGGTTCTGGGTTTGCCCAACGGGCTAATTCAGATGGTGTCGGCTCGGTACAAGAACGAAACCGGCACTGTATAGGTGGTGTCGTCTGGAATGCCGGGGCCTGGATCAACCGGCGTCATCGTCATGACGGTCAGCGCACCCTTGGTGTTCCGCTCGTACAGCGGGAACAGCGCGGCGATCTGGTCCGCCAGCGCACCGGCCGCACCGCGGTACTTGCCCGACGGCGTCACGATGCTGACCTGAAACACGCCGGTGTACAGCTTGTGGTCGCCGCCTAGCGTGTTGCTTGCGGTATCGGCCGGCAGCGTGAAGGCCTTCAGATAGATGGCGCCGTCGACGGGCGTATAAGCCTCGTTCTCGACGACGACCTTCAGTGGTGCCGGCAAAGCCTTCGCCCAGGAGATCAGCTTGGCCTCGTATATCGAGGCGATGATGTTGTGGCTCATACCTGGTTGTTCCTGATGGCTTCATCGACGATCTGTTGAAAGCGAGCCAGGGTGATTCGAACCATGCCGCCTGGCGCCTGCTTCGAATGCCCATATTCCAATGGCACGCCGTAAGGAAGATTGTTCACGATGTAGGCCGTTTCGCCGATGCTCAATTGCTCGACCTGAAGCTTCAGCTTGGCGAGCGTGACATTGCCAGCTGGGTCGATCTGATCAATAACGCCATCAACTGGTGATCCGATAGAAAACTGCCAGTTCCCGCGAAAGCGCCCGCCCACGTAGTCCTTGCCGGCGACCAGTCCGTTCACGTTGAAGTTCTGGTCGCGCTCAGTCTTGGTCAGGGGCTTGGCGTATTTCACGCCGCGCTTTAGCTTGCCAGCCTTCGTGAAGTTGCTTTCGGTCAGGTTGATGACCGTATTGCGCACGGCCACCTTGAAGTCATACGCGTCAGCCGCCTCGGTGTTGGCTTGTCGATGTGCGACGTTGGCTGCCCAGATCTCGGGATTGCCCACCGGCGACATGCGAATGACGCTGCTGCCGATCTCAATCACGATCTCTCGGAACGTAGCGTCGATCCCAGCCTTGGCCTGCTCAGCAAACTGGCGGATGTTCTCGGCGAAGCTGCCATTGAGGCCCGAGTACTTGCTCATGATCGCACCTGCAGCTCGTACAGGATCGGCGTGCCGGCTGGGTTGATCTCTTTCAGTGGCGGGACGATTGACCAGGTGCGCCCTTGGACGATGACTTTGTTCAGCAGGTCAGGCGCCCACGCCAAACCCTGCGCCGCGATCTTGAGTTTCTTGTCGCCCTGCTTGATGAGGCTGTTGTTCTGGAATTCTTGGCCGGTGAAGTCGAGCAGGATGCCTTGGGCGGTCTGCTCGGTGATGGTGTCAGGCGGCGCGCTACCGGCGTCGGGGTCGTACTCGCCGACGGTGACTGCTCGAATGGTCACAGGCTGGCCGAACTCTGTGATCATATCCAGAGCCATCACGGCCATTTCGTCGTAGAAGGTGGCCATGATTGCTCCAGCTCAGGTATCAGTTTATGACGCTGCTTCGAGATCCACGCCTGAGCGCAGGTATGCGATTCCCAGTGCGGGAATGAGCACACCTGAAAACAGAGTCAGCAGATCAATTTGCCGATCATCATGAAAGAAGTACAAAAGAAAAATCGATGTGATCGCAATGACTGCGA